CATCTTCAAACTGTTGATCAACTCCAGGTCTATCAGCAGTTCTAAATGTACCAGAGACAACAACAGGTTCTTTCTTACATGCACCATCAGAACCATCCAAAGTAGGAGCACTATTGTAAAGTTGGTTTCCAATAGAAATGCAATATGTGTTTGTTTGGTTGGTATTTGGTTTAATATACTTCAGAAGTGTAACCTGAAGGGAAACATCACTAATTGTCTTATTGGAAAGTGTAATCGCTTTCTCTAACTGTTGTGCTCTAAAAGTAGAATTGAAATTATTAATACCAGTTTGAGTTCCCCAGTCTAAAACTCCAGCATTGATATCAGATTCAATTTCAGATGCATTAGATCCACCACCAGTATCATACAAAGCAAATACTTTGATGTTGACAAACATATCATCTGGATCGACAATAATTGGATCGATCGATGCCATTGCATACTTTCTTAAATCATTAGCAACATCTTTCTTAGTTTGATCGTTAAGAGTTGTGCCAGATTTAGTTTTAATTACGATGTACACTTTCCCATAAATGGGAGGATTTAACGTATCTCCACCATATGCAACAACTGAAGATGCATTGGAATAGATATTCTTAGTAATGATAGCATAATCCTGCGCTGTAACCGCCCTGTACTGTGCTGAATAGTATCGTGGGGCATTATACTTGATTGACTCAATAGTCTCTGCTGCATCGCCTTGCTGAGACTTTTCTTTGACAGTTAAATTAACATTTACAGGAGGGTATGTTTGACCCAAACTATCGGTCATTCTACCGATAAAAGAAAATCTAGAATTGTTATTTGCTTCGGGTCCAGAAGTAACCAAATACTCTAAATCAATAACTTCACCATCGGTCAATTTTCTACCAACACTATCATCACCAAATCTGATCTCGTAACGCATATCCTCACCTTCATGGAGGAAATATGATCTAGATGTTGGTGTAAGAGTAGATACTGTATCTACTCTGTTGTAAATGTCAAACTGAGTTGAAGACTCATTAGGTCTTACCTTTACGGACAAAGTTGAGATATCAGCGTCTGCGGAAGGAATGATATAAGATTGTCGTGCAAAAGTGTTTACAACATACGAAAACTTAACTACGCTTCCTTCATATACTAGTAAACTATCGAACTCCGCAATTCCAGTCGTTGCGTTTACAGATGCTGTTAAATCTGTAAGAGTGTTCCAAATATAATTACCACCTGTACAAACGGCACCTTTTGAAAGAGTTACTGAAGTTGGATATTCACCATTAATTTGAGTTGTCTGTAAAGACAATTTTACGCATCCCTTTGACGAAGTGATAGATTTGGGAACGTAATTTAACAGTTTTGCAATATTAACAATATTATCTCTAACTGTTGCTGAAGTTAAAAAAGTCTCATTCAATGCCATATTAGCATTGAACGCAGTATAGTAAGTATTATACGCTAAAATATCAATCAGGTAGGATAGAGACGATCCATCAAAATCATAATCCGTAAACTCGTTGCGAGTTCTTAGATATGATTTAATTGAAGATTTAATATCCTCAAAATCTAATGCTGTTAGGTTATTAGGTTGCATTATTCGGGTCTCTGTAAAACAAATTCGATTGTTTCAACAACAGGTAATCCAACTACTTGGTATTCAATAACAACGTGTATTTTGTTACCTTCGTAGATAGGTGTTACGACAACATCCGTAAGTTTTACCCTAGGTTCATACTGATTAATGGTATTTATGATTTCATCCTGAATCGCATCTGCGGTAAATCCGTCTAGAGGTTCAAAAAGTAATGAAGTTACTCTAGAACCAACTAAAGGTTGAAACGGTTTTTCTCCAGGAACAGTTAAAATAAGATTTTTGACTGCTTGCTTAATTGAATTTTCGTTAGATACAGAAGAGATGTCATCTGTAAAGGGATTACGCACAAAACCAATCGACACATCCTTAAAGCTGCGCGATTTGGTAAATTCTTTACCCCCTATCTTTTTTAACGCCATCTCCTCTGTAGTCCATACCGATATTATTTATCGCCCTTGTCCACGATAACGTTTTTTAGCATTATTCCTACTAGTTGCGGAATATTTAGTGTGTTGACCTGATCCTTGACGAGACTTTTTGGGAATAGACTCGATCATGTTGCTTCCACTTAAGGATTTTTTTACTTTTGCCATAATTTAATACTATTTTCCGATAAAAACATTTGGACTTGAACCTGTGATCACAGACAAACAGGGGAAGGCAGTAGAACCATCACCCAAAGGGTCTCCAAAACGCCCTGCACGCTGCCCATTAATGAAAACACTAGTGCTGGTTGCCATACACTTACGCGCATGACCTACAGGCGCTTCTCGACCCGCTGTGACACCTACTGTACACCACCAAGCAGGAGTGCTTAGAGTGGTGAAACACTTATCACCAATAGAACTGGTTGTAAATTGAGTTGGTGTTGGGTGTGTAGTTAGAAGATCTTGATCAACAATTGGATAATTTTTATTGATAAAGACTGTGCGAATACCAGTCAAAGGACTGAATGGTGCCTGCATCAAAGGTGGCCAGATAGCAACCGCATTGACCGCTGGCATGGCAACAGGTTTGATTGTAGGACTCAGAGAGGGGTGAGGGCAGTTGGGAAGTAATCCACCCCCCAAACCAGGATGGTGAGACCCTCCTGCACCAGTTCCATGACCACTATCAGGTCCCATATAGATTGCTGCTGCTAATCCTGCTGTAACTAATGGTGGTGTTGACATTTTCTACTCTGTGAATGGATTACCTCTTGCCTGATTTGCCAGTTTAACAGTATTCGCTCCACGAGTCAAATCATGGTAGATAGTCATGTTACCAGTAGCAGTCCAGGATTTACAACCTGGTCCCAATAAAGGAGACATTGAATAAGTTCCTGTTGTAGTAGTTGTAACACCAGTTTCAGGATCAGTCTCACTGTTAGAGTATCCTGATTGTGTTCCAGGAGGAGTGCATCCAATATGAGCACACCCACTATTCACGGGAGACATTGTTAAAGTGACTTGAATAGACGTTTGCCTTGCGGAATCTGGTCTATATTGACGCATAATATATTTAGTGTAAGTAGATGCTGTTGGGAGATTTGTAAAACTACCTTGACAAGTTTCTACTTTTGTTTCCTGAGTTTGTTTGAATTCAGGAATTTTAGGTTGAGTAATGTCGTCAATAATCCCATCAACCTGATTTTTGATACGATCTTGATCGTCAATAATCACATCTTTATATTCTTGAGAAATAGGAGTATCATCAAGGTAATTTAAGTTCTGTTCTGGTGCCATAATACTCCTCAGAGGTTCTGTAGCATCTTTTCTGTACTTATTTTGCGGAAGTTGATCTATTCTTACCTCATCAGGATCCATTTTGATGTTCATTTTTGGTTCCATCTCAAGAACATCGGTCTCTTTAGGCACTTTTCCGTAACTATCACTCAAATTTGTGTAGTCACTTTCTTGTATTCTAGGAACTCCCGTGTCTGTTGGGTCTCCTCCGTCAGGTAAATCGCTCAAAATACCACCAAATTCATCAACTAAGTCATCACGATACCCATCATTCTTCTGGATTAGTGTTCTTTCTTCATTATCATTAATAACACTGATGTTTGGACGCCTATCAACACTATATCCCCGCCCTCCATCGACGATAACTACCTGATCTAAGACTCCACCAACGAAAATACCGCGAATTTTTGCAGGTTTATTGTCTCCACCAGTAGCACTAACGACTTCCATTGTTGCATCTCCGCTATCTGCGGTAACAATTTCAAAATTTAAGTCACCTTTAGGTGTTGTTGATATAACAAACTCAGGTGCTCCGTCATCTGTAGACACTCTTTGGAAACCTGTACCTGCATCATTAGGTCCTCCAACGGTCAAAATCGGATCTCGCGGAAAATATTGCCAATTTTGACCCCCATTTGTGATTTGAGCGACTGTAATCTTTGCTGATCCGCCAGAAATTGTAATTTCATCGCCAATTGAGTAACCAGAACCAGGAGTATTGACCCTAATGCCAATAATTGCGTTACTTACCTCATTTCCACTGTCATCAAAAGAGACTCCAACGTCAATATCTACCGTAAGTCCGCTTCCAGTGCCTCCAGAAGTGGCAATATTGTCATCAGAAGCGTATCCAGTGCCATTTTTGAGTGTTGATTGGTCAAAACTATAGACTCCATTGCTCAAATTGACGCCAGTTATCCTACCATTTTCAATTTCAACGAATCCAAGGGGTTGTTGAATCTCATTAAACGTGTCTGGAGCGTTTCTATTAACATCTCCTGTGCAAAATTGAATAGATTTGTCTAAAAATTCATATAATCCAACTAACATTGCCCTATCAGGAATACCATAACCCGCTTTTGCAGTGATAATATGGTTACGATCTGATGTATATTGAGTTTCTTTGACAAAATCATTGCCCGAACCATCAACATAGATGATATGGTAAGGAAAATTATCCAAATCCATGTGGAAAGCGCGGGTAATGGTGTGTCCATTGATAGTGTCACCTACCCTTAAGATATCAAAATTGGTGCCACCGCTCGTTTGTGCTGTGACAGGACCCACTTGAGTGACCTTAATATTGAGTGTAAAGGTCGTCGTGCTGTTGTCAGGGTGCCTGTGGACGTATTCTATGGGGAATACATCACCAACAGCATATCCTGTACCTGCATTAAGGATTTCAGTTGGAGTCCAACGAGTGCCATTAAACACTGGTGTAGCACCACTATCATCAAAATCAGGTTCAATATTGAATTTAACAATAAAATCTACCTTGGTAACGCCTTGTGTCAGGTCGTATACCTCAAAATCACCAGCATTCAGTTCACCAGCTTGCCAAGTGTTCTGAGAAGAGAGATACGCCTCGCCCGCCTGAGTTGTAGCATCCCATACATCTTCATAAGTTACACCATCGTAACTGACCTCAAAGTCAATTACACCATTTGGCAACTGTGTGGATAACTGGTCATAGGAGAAACAAACCTTGTTTGAGTTAGTTCCAATACCAAATAATGTGGGATGCGGGCAGTCAATATCATCTGTTAGGTTCTGTCCTGATGTATATGATAATGTGGTGCTCGCGGGGGTGCATGTAAATGACGTGCAAGGATGGCAAATTTGTCTCGTATCACCCTGTGTGCCCTTAGTCTGAGTTAATGTCTCAATATGATAGCAAGGAGTGCCTACGATACCGCCCTTGTTAGACGTGTCATACAAATAAGCAAACCAGGTATCTGAGAAGTTATAATCAAATGACAGTTGATCTGGGTAGTAATCGTATACAATTACAGGAGTTCCTGTAGAGAATCTAGTATTACTAGGAGAACATGTGTCAGGTACCGTCAGTTTACCACAGTTTGCTGAACCAGTTCCTGCAGGAGTGCTCGCAGGATCATCAGTTGTAGCATCATTCTGCTCAAACTGAATACTTGGATACATGACACGATCTGCCTCTCGCCCTGGGATATTATAATTCCCCGAACGAATAGCATTTACAGGATATTCAATATATTGTAATGTTACGCCGTCTTGTGGAGGAGTATAGTAGAAACAATGTTGAAGGTTTGGAGCAAATCCACTACACTTACCAAATTTATAACCACCCTTTGTCTTACACCCCATCCTCTAACGCTCCTAAACGCTCGTAGATATTATCAAAGTTATCTTTGATATTCAAATACTCGTCTTTGCCCTTTGGTTTGTAGAAAATCTTGTCTGCAGGGGATAGAGTCTGTACATACTTTTCAACCGCTTCAAGACGCTCTCCGATAGCAATCAGACACTTATTGACCGCTACGAGACTTTCAGCAATCTCCTCAGCAGATACTTTTACTAATTCTTCACTCATCTTTTGCTTTCTTTAATGTAAATGCAGTTCCGTCTTCTGTAAGTTCATAATCAAGATCTGTTCCGATGTCCCAACCCAGTTCTTCACATACTTCATAAGGGATAGTAAGGATAAGATCACCGAAATCATCCTCTTCCAGTCTAGTTGTGAATCTATGGGACATAACTCTACATACGATTAATTACCTGTGGATTGTCTGTGGGATTATCGATCTTCCACTCAGTCCATAGAGTATATAGATCTTCTACAACTTGAGAAGCATACGATGATGCATAATAGTCTGCACACTCATACATTCGAGGGTCTAGAAACCCCTCATTCCTCAGAAGTTGCTCAATTGCCCATACACGAGTCTCTTGCCTCTCTAAACGGGTCTTGGAGTCCATTTTTTACCTCAGAAATTTTTTTAGATCGGGTGTAAAAGATTATCGAATTATATCTCAAGCGTCTGGGAACCTTTGTAGGTTAGGGTAGTGGCCGTTTTTTATATTTAAGGGGGCCAAATAACTGCCCAAAGGTACATTTAAGACTGTCGCAGTAGGTGTTACATAGTGCCCCTCTTATTCCCTCTCATTATACCTCACTAGTCACATAGTTGTCAACACATTCCCAATGCCATTTAATGCTTTTGATATAATCGAAGCACGACATTCTCGGAGTGTTTGGGAATGCATCTCCCCTGCTATTCCGAATGCCATCGATGTACCTTTCCATGTCATAGATGCTCTTGAAAGATCCTCTCAGAACCTCGTTATTGTCGTAGATAAGATACTGCATAAGTCTTGAAGATACTAGGAGTGTTTCTGAACCCTTACATGGTTATTATACCAGATAAGTGTTAGTTTGTCAAGTGCCCTTATATGACACTGAGAGGCGAATGATTAGCAATGGTGATGTGAGGGTCTCCGAGGTATTTCAGAGGGGTTGACATCTGTTAGGAAGCGTGCTAAGAGTGTAATTTACAGAGACATTTAGAGAGGAATAAAACACACAAATAGGTTTTTTTCCACATTTCCACAATTTCCGCATATCCTGTGGAAAACTATCATTTAGTGGTTTGAGAGGTTTCTAACACATAGTCCCACTTATCTGGGAAGACTAGTACACAAACCTGATTGAGTTTGTTTCTACTATGCTCCGCAACTTCTGGTGGTTTGTTATACTCTCTGATGCATATGGTGATGTACTCTTCAGAGATGAAATTGACATAACCTTGTTTACCATCAAAGATGACAAGTTGACCAGGATAAAATCTTTCCATTGTGGAAAAGTGCATCTGTGTTAATTATACATTAGTGACGCATCATTTTCTCATATTGTCTTCTTTCGTAGTATTCTTCGATGTCATCGGGAGACATAATATCATCCCAATCACCATCACTTTCCACGTTGCGATAACGTTGGACAATCTGTTGAGATGTCGGGGTCAATTTGGCAGAGTCGTTGTAGTTTTGCATCTTGAATGTTTGAAATGGAATTGATAGCGTTTAGACCAATGTTAGCACCGACGATGATAACAATAGCGGCGAGGAAAAGTCTCATTGTGCGTCAGGAAGTAGTTCAATCAGTGTATCTTCATCATATAAATCTACGATCTCTTCAGTGATCTCATCCCAGGTCAACTTTTCATACTCTCGTGTTAACAAATCGACGACCATTGCTGCTAGGGAATCTGTATCCATCCCATCTACAATG